CTACTGAAGAAACCGCTACTGCGGTAGAAGAAACCGCAACTGCGGTAGAAGAGTCTGCAACTAATTCTGATATAGACGAGTACGGAACACCTGTAGCTTCTAAAGAACCTCGGACTTATACCGAAGAAGAAGTTCAAAACATGATTCGAGATCGTCTTTCGAGAGTTAAAACAGAGGCTAACAATTACCAAGAAAATGCTGGAATTAATGCTCAACAGCAAGTTCAAGAAGCTGCAAACAACTTTGAAGCAGATCCAAACTCTTCAGAATCCTGGGAAACACAACTAAGTAGTTTTATCCGAAACGAAGTTGGCAGGATGTCGCAAGAGCAGCAGCAGCAACAGTACAAAGCTGAACTTCAAAGAAAGCAGCAAGAATTTGAGGGCAACTTTAATAATGGAATGAATCGATACCAAGATTTTCAGACAGTAGTTGGTAACAAGCCTTTTACTAACGACATAATGCAAGCAACTATGTCTATGAAAGATCCAGCAGCTTTTTGTTATGCCGCTGCTAAAATGCATCCAGGGGAAATAGATCGTATTTCTAAACTTGCTAATCCTTATGAAATTGCAACTGAAGTTGGAAGACTTGAGGAGCGTATGAAACGTTCTAAAAATGTAACTTCAGCACCTCGCCCAGCATCTAAAATTACTAGTGATGTTGGCAGCAAATATAATGACAAACCTAGCATTGATAGCTTGATAAATCGTGATGCTAAACGTAAACTAGCTAGGTTGTAATAGCTTTAGGGCTCTAAAAAGGGCCCTTATTTTAAACTAATGGATTAGGAGGCAACACATGGGAAATAAGTCTAAATTTGATGACCCGATTGGATATCTGTATTGCAGATACTGCGAAGAATTAAAAGCTTTAAACAGTGACAATTTTTACAAAAACAAAATTACTTCTCACGGTTTCATGATTTACTGCAAAAGTTGTGATGACCAAAAACGTACTGACAGATGGCTTAACCAAACGAGTCATACAGTTAAATTAAATTGCAAACAATGCAATGGTGAGTTTTGGGCAGAAAAAAATCGTGTTAAACAAGGTCGAGGTAAATATTGCTCAAAAAGTTGTTCATCTAAATCACGTGGCATGACAGTGCAAGCGTACAATAAAGGCGAGAACAATCCAAAATCTAAGCTAAATGAGGAACAAGTCAGGGAAATTAGAAAGATGGCAAAATCAGGAATTAGCAATGGAATTATTCAAGAGCGCTTTAAGATTACAAAAACGCATTTGATTAATATCAAAAATGGCAGGATTTGGAAACATGTTGTATGATGTTAGTAAATTCACTTTTGCAAAAGGATTTGCACATGAAAAAGAAAGTTTCTGAAAGCGCTAAAATGTACACAGGTATGCACCGTGATGAAATAGCTCAATACAATCCACAATTAGTTGAAGATTCTATACGTATGAATCGTTATACAGGTGCAACTGCTGTAACTAAAGAGGTTAAAATGAACAAACCTTCACCTAAAAAGAACAGCATTTTTGGAAAGGTAAGTTAATATGCCGTTAAAAAAAGGTAAATCTCAAAAAGTTATTAGTCAAAACATTGAAACGGAAATGGCTTCTGGTAAACCACAAAAACAAGCTGTAGCAATTGCGTTATCAAAAGCTGGTAAAGCTAAACCTAAAGCCAAATCTAGCAAAAGTAAGAGCATGAAAAAAACTTATCCACGAGGGTGATTTCTACAATCCCATTTCCTAAGAGCCAATGCTTTACGTGTTGGCCTTCCTTTCTCATCATTCATAGGTCCTTCCATACCTGACATTCTAGCGCAGAAAGATTTACGTCTAGCAGCAGCTTTTGGAGACTTTGCAGCTTGTTTTGCACTAACAGGTGGTTTAAGAGTACCGCCCGTCTCGCGTTTGTAGGACTCACGTCCTTTACGATTTAGACCGCCTTCAGGGTCTTTACCTGCTTTACGTTGCCATGCTGGTGATTTAGCCATAATTTAGTCCATTAAATTGGGTTTCTACATTGTAACATGAATTTTACGTACATGGTCGGAATTCCGGGCATTCGGCAGGCATTAGGCAGGCATTCGGCAGGCATTCGGCATTGGGTTTCTACATTAATTAAATACCCCTAAAATTTGGCCTATTTAACTGGCGTGACAAGGTTTAATTTTTTGCAAACTTGCAACTTACTTAAGTTCTTGGTTACAATGTATGCATCAGTGTGTAAGCAAGGATGTTTCCACTGAGCATCGCAAGGGTGTGTAAATGTCGGCCCCCGGACAATGTGTAATTAGGCGCGTTTTATAACGCAATTTTTTAACCCATTGTCAGCAGGGAGCATTTACAATGGCTAATATTTTTGAAACTACCCAATACGTCCTAGACGAAGTGTTTATTCGCTACGTCAACTATCTAAATTTTGCAAAAGTAGCTAACAGAAACCTTGAAGGTGACTTTAAAGGTCTTAAATACGCTACTGGTCAAACAATGAACTATCGCTTAGAAGAAAGATTCAAAGGCGGTGAAGGTGCTACAGCTACTTCTGAAGCTGTTGTACAACAAATTCGTCCTCTAACCATCGACAAGCAATTCCACACAATGGTTGAATTTTCAGGCTTTGAATTGACGTTCGATCGAGCTAGAGACGAACCTTATTTAGACATGATGTTAAACCCAAGAGCTAAAACTCTTGCTAACTTAACAGAAAGCTTCATTGCTACCGACAACTTACAAACAGAAGTTTATCAAGCTGTTGGTACTCCTGGTGTACCTGTTGATTTTGAAACAATTACACTAGCTGATGCTTACATGACTGAATTAGGTATACCAGAAGACGGAAACCGTTACTTTGCTAACTCACCAAGAGTTTCTGCAAGCCTTTCTAACGAATTAAGTACAGTGTTTAACCAAACAGTTAACCGTGGTGCTTTACTAGACGGCTTCATTGGTCACCTATCAGGCTTTGATTTCTTCAAAACTAACTTCTTGAAACGTCAAATAGCAGGTGCTGGTGATGCAATTCCTTTACCTGTGCCAGAAGCTGGCTTTAAAAATGGTGGTTTAACAACTGGTTTAGTATCTGGCGGTAATACAATAACAGTTGCTACAACTCAACCAGACGGTGTAGTTATGTTCAACGAAGGTGACAGCATAGAAGTTGAAAATGTTTTCATGGTTAATCCTTTAACTTATGAAGCATTACCACAACGTGCTCAATTTGTTGTTACAGCTGATGTTGTTGTTGCTGGTGGCTTGGCAGTAATACCTGTTAATCCTGAAATTGTAGTTTCTGGTGCTAGACAAAACATCAGTGCTGCTATTCCAGCTGGTGCACAAGTTTATCTAGCTGATGACCACAATGTTTCAATAGCTTTCCATAATCAAGCTATCGTCTTCGCAGCTCCAGCAATCAAAGAATTGAAGGGCGGTGTTGAAGCAGTGACTTCTTACAGTGATCTCTACAAATTGGCTATGACCTACACATTAGGTGCTGATATACGTAACTACATCCAATTGGATCGTATAGACGTTATTTGCGGTGTAGCAATTAACCCAGAGTTTGCGGTTAGAGTTCGCTCTTAATCCATGTGTTTACGGAGGGGCCTCATCCTCCCCTCCTTTTTTTCAGGTAAAATTTATGTATTCCAAAACATCAGGTCCAAAAGTTTTTGTAGATGGTCAATGGATTGATAAAAGCATTTATCGTGCTTACGTTTACAAAAAAGGCGAAAGGTCTATTGCTAACAATTGGCAAGAGTATCAAGACATGTTAGCGAAAGGTTGGTATGAGTCTAAGGAATTAGCTGACAAAGCAGCTAAAGGAAAAAGGTCTGCTAAAAAAAAGGATTTAAGTGATGAGTCAAACGGTTAAACAGTTTGTCACAGATGCATATCAGTTAATTAGTGCCAACAGTCCTACAGTGCCATTACAAGGCAATGACATGTTGAAAGGCGTACAGTTTTTAAATGAACTGATACAGTCTTATAGCGGTACTGGATTAATGACTACAATTTCTAAGGAAATTAGCTATCCACTATCAGTTGGGCAAAGTGAAATTACATTTGCAGATCCTGATTACACCCCCGCTGCTGATGTACAAGAAGGTAGACTAGCTAACACACAGAATGTGTACTTACTTTTGGAAAACGTAACCTATCCGTTAATCATTCAAAATCGTAATGCATTTTTGTCTAGCTATAAGTTTGACCCGCAAATTGGATTGCCAAGATTTGCAATTATTTACAATGAAGTTGATGTAACTAGAATGAGAATTTATCCTGGTGCATCACAAGCATACGAATTGCGTGTTTACGGTAAATTTGAGTTACCTGAATACACAGAAAATGATGATTTATCTAACTTGCCATTGTATTACAATCGTTACTTAAAATTTGCCTTAGCTAGAGACCTAGCAATGTATAAAGGACGTGCTGAAGCATGGACAGATAGGCTAGAATTGATGTACGTACAGGCCAAAATGGATATGGAATCTGTAAGTACAACTAACCTTGTTATCGAAACGGAAAACGAAAGTTTACTAAATGGTGCTTACCGCGTCAGGGCAGGTGTGTAATGCCTATTGCTGAACTACCAATACAAGGCGGTTATGACCAGCAAAGGTTTAAGCAATACAGTCCTGAAGATGCAGCAAATTGGACACTAGTAACAGCACCTTCTGGCAAACGAGAAACTGCAATGTACCCTGCAATGGGCAGGCGTCATATAACTTACAATGGCAGCACTAGATTAATTTTTGCTGTTGAACCTAGAGGAATATTTAGGTCCCTCAAATACATGTACTATGTAGTAGGCAGTGACATATTTCGAGTTGACTCAGCTTACAATACTGTAAAAA